ATCGTATGACATTATTGCTGCTAAACCTTCATCATAGGCTTTGCTTGCCTTTGCTTGCTCCTTGCTTTCCTTATGCTCCTGTATGACTTGTACGGGCGTTTTGATTGGCGTTGGTAAAATTCCTTTGGCTGTGTTCATTCCGAGCCGCAGACCTTCACGGAAGCCTAGAAACGCACATAAAAAAAGGATTATCCCTAATCCTACGCTGATTATTGCTATTTGCATTTATCCGCCCTCACTTTCTTAACCCATGCCAGTATTTCTACATCTGTTTTTTCTTTAACAAGTGACTTAACAATATATGACATAAAGTAGAATCCAATTATTATGCCTATGATTAGGCTTGTAAATGAAATTGTTATTAGCATTTATTCACCTCATTATATTTGTCATATATTTGTTTTTCTATATCTCCAAAACAAGCATAATGTCCATCTAAGGTTTTTCTATTATAAAGTCCATAATAAGTTTTAAATGTAATTTTACATCTTTTGCAATATCGGTATCTGTTTATACTAAATTTATCTCTTCCCACTCCTTTTACTATTATTTCATCAGAAGTATATTTATGTTTTAATAATTTGCACCATAAATTAGGTTTAGAAAAGTAACTTTCAACATTCATATCCAATCCTCCTTAATATGACCTAAAATAATCTTCATCAGGTACACTGCCGAAATATGAATCCTCTTTGCTTCTGTCCCAAAAGTCATCTTGCTGTAACGGTTCTGGCAAGTCTGCTGTCTGGAAGTAAAGCCACTGCAAAGCCATTGAAGCGCTGTCGACTTCATCATCCCTCTGCACTTTTTTATCAGGTTTAAAGGCTGCACACTGTTCAATAATGTCATTCGCCCACAAGCAGGGTTCATATATGCCCGGTGAAGTCTCTATTCTGTCGGGAATATAGATGTTCCCTGCAACCCATAACGGAAGAACCATGCTTACCCTTTCGGCTTTGCTTTTTGTGCCGGGATTGACAGGTATCAAGCCGCTTATTCTGTCCCTCAATATCCGCATTGCCGCCGGGCCGTTTGCTTTGTCCTCAATCAGCTTTGCCATACCGTCAGGGTGTTTGACTGAAAGCCTTGTTATGCCCTTCATGGTTTCGACAATATCCATCCTACCGCCTATGTGGTCAATCATGTAGTAATTTGCCCCACGTTTGCCCCACACTTGCCCAGCCACAGGGTCGGCGGTGTCTTTTAAGGCGCAATCCCATGATTGTATTTTAACAGGAAAGTAACCTGATTTCTGCATTTCCAAAGTTAGTGTGAAGCGTTTCCAATAATCACGCTTTATCATGTTACCTTCTACTGATGAAGGCCTTTGTTGGTACAAGGCGTTCCACGCTCTTACACCGCCCTCCATGGGGTCACTCTCGTATGACTTCTTTTTCTTTAACAGCCATGCGATATCTTTTCCTGCTTCCGGGAGAAGTGCTTCGCCGACTTTTCTGCCTATTTCCGGCTCGTCAAACTCCGCAATTGCAGGGAACTTGATTTCAAACCATTTATCAGGTTCATTTTGTAGTAAGTAGCCGATTAAATCATCCTCATTCCAACGAGTGTGTACGACTACATATTTACACTTTGCAGATGCACGGGTTTGAATGGTATTCAGCCATTCACTTATAATAAACTGTTGATAACTTGCGCTGTCAGCTTCTTGACGATTTTTGTAAGGATCGTCAATGATTATCAGGTCACCGGGATTGCCCGTTATTGCTCCACCAATACCACGGCTTATCATACCACCGTTGGTTTTATCAATTTCGAAGTCTAACGCAGCAGACGAAACCGAGGATAATTTAAATTCACGCGTCAATTTCCCTTTATCGTCTGCTTGATTGAATATCACGCCGAATTCTTCAACCTTCTGCTTATTCCTTCGCCCGAACTTGACCGCCAAATCTTCGCCGTATGCAAGCAGAATGGCATGGTCAAATGGATTCTTGCCGAGGTAGTAAGATGGCAATGTCGAAGTTACAACTTCCGTCTTGCCCGTCTGTGGAGGCTGTGAGAGGCATATACCTTCGTAGGGTACACCATCACTGTTTAGCAACTCATTATTCAGCAACTTATCAATACATTCGCATGTATACTCTTGGAATCTGGCAAGCTTAAACCTTTTATCGTATCTGTGAGTGAATGCCACGTATGTTGCGTAGTTTTCCTTAGCCTTTAGCGGAAGAATCTTGGCTGTCAACTCTGCTTGCTTCTTTATGGTTTTCTCATACTCTGCTAAAAGTTTGAGCTTTTCTTTTGGTGTCATGGTATCACCTATTCTCTTGATACTTTATCATTGCGCCCCTTGCCATCATGTGGCCTATATCGTCCTCGCCTTGCTTACCTGTGAAGTAGTTATATGTATGCCGCATGATATGGTCAATGTGGTCTTTTATGGTTAACTTCTTCCATTCGTCAGCAGGGTGGTCTTTCTCACCCTCTAGCATCGTCTGTAGCACTGTGTCATAAGCGATTTTGGCTAACTTCTCATAATCAGGATTCATACGCATAACCTCACTTGTGCTTGTTCGGTTTCAATTCGCATGTTGGATATATCACAATATTCTTTTGATATTTCAATACCTATGTAATTACGTTTGTTTAAGTAAGCCATTTTACAAGTTGTACCGCTCCCTGTAAATGGGTCAAGTACGGTATCACCTTCGTTACTCCATGAAAGTATATGGTCTTGTGCAAGCTGTTCTGGAAATATTGCAGGATGTTTATAGGCTATTTTGTCTTTAGTGGTTCTCATGTAGCCAACATCATAAAGCCATATATTGCCTTTTATCCTTTCTTTTTTTGTGGGCTCTTTACTGTGGATTTTTTCAGTTTCCTTCCCTCCATGCCTAAATGTTTGGCCTGCGTAATCCCGCCCCGCTTGCTTATTTTTTATCTTTATTGGGTTAAATGTTTTTAGCTTACCTTTGGACAAAATAAACATGTATTCAAACTCTTGCTCATACCTATTGTGATTTTTAGGCAAACCTAATTTCTGATAAATCATGGTATCGTGCAAATCAAACCCTAACTCTTTGAAATATAAAGCCTGTTTAAACGATGTTCCTGTTTCGTTCCCATTTACAGTGGCATCACCAACCACCCAAACCACTACACCGCCTTGTTTTGTTACTCTGTATATTTCTTTAGCCGTGCTCTCAAAATCCCATGTAAAGCCATTGTATGGCCTTAAATTATTGTATGGTGGGGAAGTGACTGTTAAATCAATAGAATTATCGTCAAGTAATTTCATCCCTTCGATACAATCCATATTATATATTTTATTGAGTTCCATATATCCTCCTTAAATCCTCGATACCGCCAGAAGCATTCATACTTCACAGCAACCGATAACTTTTAGGCTGCAGTATGAGGTTAAACTTTCTCGTATGTCTTTTCAAATATGTCGGGTTTGCAGGGATAATAATGTTCCCCGTCTGGTTCAGGTATTACATAATCTCCTATTTCTAAATTAACCATTTGCCCTTTGTGTATTGTGTGAACGTGAGGTTTATCGTTTCCTGCTGCAAAGCAAGAAGTTGAGTTGCACATTCCTTTTACTAGTTTTCCATATTTCGTGTATTGTTCCACTTCAATAACTACGGGCAATTTACGGTACTTCAATATATCCGCCTCCTTCATAAGAGGTTAGAGGCGTGTCTCACGACATGACATAACCAAAATTTGTTACATTTTTAGGGTTTTTGGCTTGTGATTGGCTTAAACTTGCAATAAAAGGGTGTCTGTCCGGTGAATGACTGCCATTTTTTGCAGGTTATGAGATTACAACTTGCATTTTGGGTGGTATTTCGCTCCTCTTTGTCTTTTTAGCCCCTTATAACCGCCCCATGAGGAGGAATTCACAGGACGGTCAGGGTTCAGTAGGTAAGGATTCGCACCTTACATGCCAATCGGCAGGGCGTATATTGCTTGAATAAAGAGCAACTGCTCTGTATGTCCCTTATGTTTACCTATTCCACCACTACTGAATTAGTTTATTTACTTAGAAGCTTTTGCGCCAGAGAGCATGTAATCCGGTTTCTTGCCACTTGCTCTTTCGCTTAGATAAAAGGCCTTTTCAGCCATTATTGCGATGGCTGTTGATATGTCTGAACTCATTACTGTTTTGTTAATATTGCACATGAATTCAATCTGATGTTCTATTTCTGCTATATAATCCATTATGTTCACCTCCTTTATTGTAATAGTCAGGTGAATTAGTTTACATTTATTGGATATAGAAATATTTTATTGGGATTTTAATGAGAATTTCCGAGAGGCAGTGTATACTACCCCCACCCCCATCACTTATGCCCATAGGGTAGTACCCCCCCCCATACACTTTACATATAA